AGGCATTTAAAGTGGCTAATTTTATATATGGAAAAGCAAAAGAATCTTTATATATTACTAATGATTTAAATGCAGATCCATCATAATTACTAACCAATATATTATCAGCATCGATTACGCCCAATGTATTAGTTACGTTAGTTAAAGATGAAGTTCTTTGCTTTATGTAAGAACTAGAAATATTAGAAACAAACTGATCAGTATTTTGATTAGGAACATAAGATTCTGTGACTAAAAGAACTTTTAATGAATCAGAAGAAATATTAAATTGACCATTTAATAAAGATTCTTTTGCTTTTCCATATATAAAATTAGCCACTTTAAATGCCTATATCTTTAGAGACTATTATCCTGTACTTATATCCTGTTTCAAAATAATCTTTATCATCTAAATAATATGATGGCGTAGCATCGAGAGATGGAAAGTCGACGTAAACTTCTGCCTTCCAAGAATGCATGGACACATTAGTCGACAAGTTTTGCCATCTTGTTGGTTGACTTTGAATTTTCTTTCTTTGCACTTTAAAATATGAATTATTTAAAAAGTTACTTGCAGGCCTAGAACTAAAGGATATAGTTACTCTTCCATTATTGTATGCATTGTCCAGGTAAAACTCTCCATTTTCTGGATCAACACTAGTTATGTAAAATCTTGGATTTTTAGCAAGGATTTGAACGGTAGTGAAAGCATCAGTTCTAATAGAGTGATCTTCTATAAGCAGTTCTTGAACTAAAGGAACTGTATAAGAATTAAAATCAGATGGGGTTGCTGATTCTGCTTGGCAAAATACTATTTGCTCTTCAGTAATAGACTCATTAGCTGCATCAAGAAAGTTTGTTAATCTAATCTTATATTCTTTGCCGGATTGTCTAACTGCATCCCAGTATAATTTTAGTGTTCTTGAAATTTGATTATAATCTGCAATTGTATTTATTTGTAAAAATGGATGAGCCAAACTAGAAGGCGTTGCGTCCGTTGTCTGCACTACAAAGTTAGCGTTTGTAAGACTAGAGATTTTTATAGTTTTGCCAAATCTAATAACAACCATATTGTTATCGACAATAGCGTATTCGATCAAAGGAAGCGACACATCTATCTCCTGTTTATAATATTCATCTTAGATAGTAACGAATTAAGTCCGTAATAACAACAGAGGAGTGGCTCGAAAGCCACTCCCCTGTCACTAGGATAGTCGTAACTATAACTTTCCTAAGATTAGATGGTGTTAACCACACCAACCTCGTAGTTGCGAGCGAGATTAACGTTCTTAGCAACTGTGATACCCTCACCGTCACCAAGCATTACGATGTCATAACGCTCTTTCATCTTCATCTGACGAATGTCACGGCTAGGATCATCGAACTGATCTGTGCTCATGTCATCCTTGACAAGAATGGTTCCAACCTCATTGCGGTCGATCAAGAAAAGATCTGACTTAGCTGGGGTTGCACCACTCTTAGCTGTGAAGCTTACGAAAGGTGAAACAATAACATTCAATCCCATTGGGGCACTTGATTGAAGTGCTGCCTCTGCGTTAGTAGGACGGTATCCCCAGCTGGTATTAACTGCTGATGCTGCACCACCCATGTGGAAGACAGCGTCCTTAAGGAACACTGACCACATCAATGGGTGAAGTATGAAGTCTGTAGGAACATGCTTTTCTGCCATAAGTACTGCTGCCATGTCAATGACGTCATCCCAGCGAATGGTGTCGTTGGCTGTGCCCTCGATACCAAGACCGGTTGTGTCGTCATATGCTGCGTCATCGTTATCAAAAACGATAGTTGCAGCATCTTTGAAACGGCTCAATGCAATCTGCTCCTTAAGACGTGCCATAGCGCGTCCTGCAGCTCTTACATGGAGACCTACGATGTCCCATAATGAATCGGCAATGACTTCTTCAGTGAATGAAAGCTTGACACCCTTCTTGGATACCTTACCCTCAATCTGCTTTGCGAAGGCTAATGCCTGCTCTGGATATTCTTGTCCTTCTGGGATCTCAGCAGCTTGAATTGCGTTTACTGCAGGAAACTCTAACGAGCGTCCTTTACCTAAACGGACAACTGACAAAAGCGGAGTAACCATCAACTGTGGCTCTGCTGCTTCTCTAAGAGTACGGGAAATAACCTTAGGGAAAAGTGCAGCTGCGTCTGACGATGCAAATGCTTCCTTAATTGTTACTCTGTTGTTCTCGTCAATGTGTCCATCTTCGGCCAGCGCGGCTTCCCAAGCTGGGAGACCCGAGAGGAGCTCTTGGATTGTTTTGCTCATCTTAGGATTATTCCTCCTGTTAGTGTTTTTCTTTTTTTATTTTATTAAAGTGTGAGATTAACGCGGAATGCGCCAATTACGTTGGTAACATCCAAATTACTACGGATACCAAGCTTGCCAGAATAAGCACCTGAACGAGTAAGCTCAAATACGGTCTTCAAAGCACCTGGGTCCGAAGGAAGTTGCATGTAGGAAAGCAAGCCATCATCAAAGTTGGTTGCAAACTTTTCTACCTCTATGACCTTACCAACTTGAAGATAAGGGTTTGTTCCACATAACTCAGTAGTTAAATTGACTGGACGTCCCATATGGTCAGCTTTAATTAGCGAACCAACTGTTACGTCAGCATTAACTGCTGTCACCATTGGATACTCTACATATCCGTGCGTAATGAATCCAGCGCCTTGTGAGGTGCCTTTGTCAAATGGTCTGTAGAGGTCATACTGGGCAACGCCGATTGGCGTTGAATAGGATGCAACGGCTACTGTGTCACCTGAACGTGTAACGTTAGGTGTTGCGCCAGCTAGTGGATCCCAACCCGAAATTGTATCGCCCCAGGTAACGCTTGATCCGCTACCATTGGCAGGAACTACCATTGCATCGCCGCTTGCATTAGCAACGACTGACAAAATGGTTCCCTTTGGAATGACGATCTCAAAACGATCATCTTCACTGTCTGTGTACCATGTTGGGAGACCCTGGCTTGGAAGCAAGTAAGCTGCTGGGGCAATACCCTCAGAAACTACAAAGCGACCTGATCCGGTCTTGGTTCCAACTTTACGAAATTTTGCTAAACTCATTTAATTTTCTCCTTGTATTATTATTAAAGTTTACGACGACCCATGAGAGCATCTACGAAAAGTTGCTCTGGAGTTTTTATATCATCTTCTTGAACTAGATCTTCCTGCTTATCTAGAGTGTAGACATTGTCTTCACCTTCGACTACAGCAAGTTCAGAGTTGATTTCTGGCATTGTTCCCTTGGCTGATTTAGCCATTGGAAGTTTTGCAAGATCTCTTAATGAATCAGCTAATGAAGAAGCACTACGTGTTAAGTGATCTCCAATAAGTTCTTCTCTAAGTTCATGAGACTCAATTCCAGTTGCAATTTTTGTATCAACAACTCTCTCTACGAGAGTTCTATGCATTGCGCTCTTGAGTTTTTTATTTTCTTCTTCAAGCTCTTGAAGTTTTTTTGTAGCGTCGTCAACATCTTGCTCAGAGACTACTTTTTCGTCAGTGAGATTAGTATTGGACTCTTCAGTTGCTTGAGTTTCTGCTTCGGCTGGGGAATCAGTAGAATCAACCACTTCTTCAGTAGGTACTTCTGCTTTTTCCACAGTTTCAGTAGACTCTTGCTCATTAGCAGCTGGTGCTGTCAATGAGTCTTTTGCAAGTTGTGCTTCAAGTTCAGCAATTTTTTCATTTGCTTTTTTGAGAGCGTCAACTACTTGATCTTCTTCGGTTTTGATTGACTCTTCAGTTTCTGGAGCCTCGGTAGCTGGGGTTTCCTCAACTACTTCTTCATCCTCTGGTGCTGTTTCTGGATCTTGTGACTCTTCAACTTTTGTATTAGAAAGTGTTGACAGATCTTGGCTTAGTTCTTCTACGGTAGCCAAAATGTCTTCGTCCTTAACGTTTTCATTCATGGTGAGATTCTCCTCGTGGACATCTTTATTATCATTCCCATCAGATAGTAATGGATCATTGGTATTAATGTAATTTTCGCTTTCCTGTATAGCCATAGCAGAAAGAAATGCACCTTTTAGATGCAGGTAAAGTGGTCTTGATTCTTTACTTTTTAAATTAGCAAAAAGAGATTCGTTAGCTTCTACAGAGAAAATATCTTCTTTATCCATACTAAGAACAAAAGCTGAACTTCTTGCTACCCACTGTGAGTCAGATGTTGACACAGCATTCGAGCCTGGTGTAGTAACAGATCTAACGCTTGACTTAGAGTCTGCTGGCTGGTTTACAAAAGAATATTCTTTAAACGATATATCTTGCATATCGATGAATGCAAGCTTGCCCTTGTATACTTGACCTCTCTTGAAGCGAGCCATCTTTGGCTTTCCGCTTTCATCAAGATTAGCAAGATCGTCACCACTGATTGAACAAACAGCTTTACCGGCTCTTCCTCCAACAGATCCTGTCAAGTATCTCTTGTCCATAACTTTTTGAACAGCAACTGGATCTGTAATAGCAATTTGCAAACGAACAAAAGATGAACCATCTTCTTCTTTGTCCATTCTTGCTGCCATAACTCTACCTATAGGCTCAGAGTTAAGATCATGATTAAGAATGATAGGCTTAGGGTAAGGCTCTACCCAGGACTGCAAAGCTTTTTCCAAAGCCTCTGCAGAATAATTATTATAGTTTCCGCGTTAAACCTTCATGTATAGCTGCAACCTCAATGATTAAGCCCTGGTTAGAATCAGATGATTCCTTAAATGAAAAGTCCATTTTTGAAAAATCTGGAAGTTTAACTGTGAAATTTTCTACAAAATCGAAACTCATTAAGTTCTCCATATACGCATAATTCAATTGCCTGAAATATATAGTAATTTACTTTTATAACATTAAACAATTTTATATAAAGATATCATATTTTTATATAGTTTTCAAATTGTAATAAGTTCTCTTTGGTCACCCATTTGTTGAAATTGGGACAAAAGATTCTTGTGCATTATGTGAGCAGCATATATATAACTTGCACAATATAAGGAATAACCCTTTAAAGCTGCGTTCTTTGACCAACCAAGGTCTTCTCCCTGGGAGTGTACCTCGTAGTCAACATTGTTGTAAACCTCTTTAGACATCATTTTAGCTGCCATTATTATATCAGACTTAAAGTAAGTTCCCAAGGGATATTCATTTTTTCTATATCCCCTAAACTCTTTTTGGTCTGTCCAATTCATAACGCTTGGATATTTTGTGTCAAAAGGAGTCATGAACATCAATGGACTAACAGCGTCTGCTGTATCGCCAACGTGAGCCATTAGTAGTTCTAATGTATTTGGGTTCTTTAATATTATATCAGAATCAAGACTAAAATAATAATCAGGTTGAAGTTCTCTTACTCTTGAAAGAAGAGAGTTTCTAAGATTGACCATGTTTTCATATTTTGAAATAGTCCATTGTCTTGAATTGTCTTCATGATTGTAATGAGGTATATCATTTCGTTCCCTTATTTCAAACAAAGGAATTTCTGGGTGATATTGTCTCCACAACTTTAACATTGCTACAGTCTCTTTATCGTCTGGTGAGGTTTCAAAGATAAAACCTATTTTATTCAAAGGAATAGACTGTCTTTCAAGCGATGCAAACCAAAGTGGTAAAATCCAATCTCTTTTATAAATTGGACATCCTATTATAAGTTTCATTATTCTGCTGTTTGTTTAGGATCTTCTTTTACTTCAACTGCTTTTTTTGGAGATACTTTTTTATCTTCAACTTTTTCAACAGCTTCAATAACTTCAGCAATCTCAACAGCTTTTTCAGCTGTAGCTGGAGCAGATACCGCTACTGGAACCTCTACAATAGTGTCATCTTCTGAAACTTCTTCCATAGCATAATTGAAAATTTCCATCATGCCGTCGATAATGTCAACTAACACCTGAAGAGCCAAACGTGTTTGACCGTTTTCTACTGCTATCTTAAATCCTTCAATGGCATCTTCTTTTAGAAGATATTGTTTTGATATATCTGAAACTATTTTAATTGACATTTTTTTCCTCATTTACATTTTCTTGTTTTTGATCTTCTTGATCTTCTACTATCACTACATTATACTGCTCTTCGAGAAGATTTTCAACCATGCCGATCCAAGCAGAGTCTGATCTCTTGATGTTGGGCGAAGTTAATCGACCCTGTTGATTTTGTGGTCTCAT